ATTTTCGTCCGAGGAGGAAGTGTTCAAGTTGGTCGATTTGGAAGGTTCGCAACTTTCCAATCTTGATCTTCTTTTTCGACAGGATTTCGTCTTTCGGCTGAGGCAGATAGACAGGCAGTTGGTAGTTGCCTTCGTCGTAGGCTTTCTCGATAGCTTCGTAAGCTTTTCGAAGAGGTTCAGTCATGTAACGCGTTCCGTCAGGTTTGATCTTGATGAGATCAGAACGTTTCACATTTCGCCAGCCAAAGCCAGTTGCAGTGTTCAGGTCGACTTGAAGTATGTCCTGGAGGGTCATGTTCGTACGCTTCCGACGCGTACCACGTTTCGTGAGGAAATACTTCGCAAGTCTGACTCCGAAGTCGAGGTCGATTTTTCGGAAGCGACCTTTGGGTTCACCGTACTTCGATTCCATCTTCAGAACAGCCTTTCTGCCTTTCGGCGAGACGCCAACACGACACGGGTACTCAGGGAGAGCACTGTGGAAGGGCGTGGGTTTCAGCTGTGTGTCAGCGGCGCAACCATATGATGTGTTCAAAACACCAATTGGTTCGAAGTTTCCTTCAGGCAAATCTTCAGGTTCTGGTAGTTTTCCTTCGCTCATTTGGGCTTCAAGAACGACAGGAGGACAAACTATTTGGCCGTTCGGAGGAGGAACACAACGGAACATTTCACGTGAGACAGGAACAAAAATGCCGGGGACAGGAATGCCGTTAGCGCGGGCAGAGTGGAAACCAATGATCAATGGAGTCCCGTCAACAGTCGCGACTATGGGGGAACCACAGTCACCAACAGTGGCAGTCGTCTTGTAGGAATAGACGTTGCGCATCTTGATCTGAGCAAGATTTTCAGAGCCATAATGGCCACGAGGGACAAGGCATTCAATCGCACTGTGTTCCATGATCTTACCGTTGTAGCGAACAACGTGAGTTCCGTTGGCATGTCCGGTTGTAGGAGAAACGTAGCCACGAATGTCTTTAGCACCAACAACACGGTAGTCGAGTTGGTACAAACAGACATCGGACATACTCTTGTCAGGATTTTCGAGAAAGGTGGCACGTTTGAAATCGACACGATCTTTGTAGGTGACAGGGACACCATGGCGATGGATAACGAACTGAAATTCGGCATCGTCACCAACATGGAGGAAGAGGTGGGCGTTGGTCATAATTGTGCTTTCATCAAGCAACAATCCGTAAACGACGCGTTCGTCATCACCAGCAGTGATTTGAATCAGTTGTTTATTCAGACGATCCCAGAGGTTAGCTTCAGCTTGACCCATCTGGGGTTTCATCGGAATTCCAGCACCTTCAACGATGGTATGGACTTTTCTCGTTGTCAAATTTCGTTTGCGACTTCCGTACTCAGGTTCAAGTTCTTCGCCGGTTATCGATCGGTAGATCTTGTATATTCCGTAACCCCAAAGGGCAGCGGCAACAAGACCGAGGAAGGCTCCAAAAGCAACGAGCATAGGATGATCTTTGTCAACCTTAGGGATTTCGACGGCTTGATTGCCGACCATCCTCGCAAAGTTGAACAACTCATTGTCCGGGGTGTTCGGGATTGGACTTTTCAACGAAAGACGGCTCAGGAGGAGACAAATCTTCGCAACTTCATTCCAGGTGAAACTATG